TACCCCGACCGGAAGAAGGGATCTTGTATTTATGATAATCGCTTATGGAACAGCAGCCAGAATGTCAGAAATTCTTTCCATAAAAGTCGGGCACTTGTTTTTGGATGGCTCTAAACCTCATGTGACCGTCATTGGAAAAGGCGGCAAAGTAAGAACCCTCTATCTTCTCCCAAAAGCTGTCGCTCACATAAGAAAGTATCTCAATACAGCCCATGGCGAGAATCCGGATCCGGAAAGATTTCTATTCTATTCCAGAAACGGAAGCAAAGAAGAACGGATTAGTTCCAAAGCAATAGAAAAGCGTCTGCGTATGTATGCCGAAAAAGCCCATGAGAAATGCAGTGATGTTCCGTTGGACCTTCACGCACATCAATTCCGCCATGCACGTGCTTCACATTGGCTTGAGGAGGGAATGAATGTAGTGGAAATATCCGTTTTACTTGGTCATGAACAGCTGGCAACAACAATGCGTTATCTGGACATCAGTACGGCTGATCAGATAAAAGCAATGGCGACATTAGAAGACGAAAACAACTCCAAAGTAAGCGCCAAATGGAAAAACAATAACGGCAGTCTTAAGTCTTTGGTTACCAGACAGTAATAATAAATCCGAACCTTTTTCTGGAGAGACAGACCGTACTACTGTACTCCAAATAAAAAGGTTCGGATTTTTCAAAGGTTCGGATAATGAAAAAAATCAGAAGGTTCTGATTTTTTTCATGCCCGTTTTTACACAGCCCTGCTGTGTGAACCCATCACTCTCCGCTGCGGACAACGTCTGCAGCCACTTTGACAACTGAAAACCTGCCGCAGCCACACGCTGTGGGCATCTATCGTCCTGCCTGCCGCCTTCCCGGAGGCTGCCGTCATGCAGGAAGCGCGAGGTAACACCCTATGGCACGAGGATCCATCCGCGGCATCACCGTCCAGATCGGCGGCGACAGCACAGGCCTCCAGAAGGCCCTTTCCGGCGTCGAAAAGTCCGTAAAGACGACGCAGGCATCGCTCAAAGATGTCAACAAGCTCCTGAAACTGGACCCGGCGAACACGGAGCTGATCACCCAGAAGCAGAAGCTGCTGAAGGAAGCCATCGAGGCCACGAAGACGAAGCTGGATACCCTGAAAACGGCATCCGAGCAGGCGGCGAAGACGGCCTCGAACTACGACGCGTGGAAGGCGAAGCACGACGCGATCCAGAAGGAGATAGACGAGACGTCGAAGCACCTCAAGGAGCTGAAGGAGAAGGCGAAGGACGCCGACCAGCAGCTTGCCGAAGGGAAGATCTCGCAGGAAAAGTACGACGCGCTCCAGAAGGAGATCCAGGAGACGGAGGACAAGCTCAAAACCCTCCAGGATGCATCCAAAGCCTGCGACGAGGAGTTTGGTAAACCGATCTCCCCGGACCAGTACGACGCCCTCCAGCGGGAGATCATCGAGACGGAGGAGGAGCTTAAGAACCTCCAGAAGGAAGCCGCGAACACCAACAGCGTACTTGCAAACATCGGGGAAGCCGGTAAGAAGTTCGAATCCGCCGGCAACACCATCGCGGGGGCGGGAAAGAAGATGCTCCCGGTATCCGCAGCCGTGGCGGGCATCGGGGCGGCGGCGCTCAAGACCACGGGCGAGTTCGATGCCTCCATGTCCAACGTGTCCGCCATCTCCGGGGCCACCGGGAAGGACTTCGACGCGCTCCGCGATAAGGCGCGGGAGATGGGAGCGAAGACGAAGTTCTCGGCATCCGAGGCCGCCGACGCAATGTCCTACATGGCCATGGCCGGGTGGAAGACGGAGGACATGCTGGACGGCATCGGCGGCGTCATGGACCTTGCCGCGGCGTCCGGGGAAGACCTCGCGTCCACCTCCGACATCGTGACTGACGCGCTGACCGCCTTCGGGCTCACGGCGAAGGACTCCGGGCATTTCGCCGACATCCTCGCGGCGGCATCCTCCAACGCCAACACGAACGTCTCCATGATGGGAGAGACCTTTAAGTACTGCGCGCCCGTCGCCGGGGCGCTCGGGTACAGCGCGGAGGACGTCGCCGTGGCCATCGGGCTCATGGGCAACTCCGGCATCAAGGCGACGCAGGCAGGCACGGCGCTCCGTACGCTCATGACCAACATGGCCAAGCCCACGAAGACCGTGGAAGGCGCAATGAAGCAGCTCGGCATATCCCTCACGGACGGCAGCGGCAACATGAAGTCCTTCCGGGAGATCATGGACGACCTGCGCGCCGGCTTCGGGGAACTGAAGATGCCTGCGGAGGAAGTGCAGGAGCGCATCGACGCGCTCATCGCGGACCTCGAAGACGGGAAGATCACGGAGGAGGAGTTCAACTCCGCCTGCGACGAACTGATGGAAGGCGCATACGGCGCGGAGGGGGCCTTGAAAGCGGAAGCCGCCGCGGCCCTCGCAGGCAAGACCGGCATGTCCGGCCTCCTCGCCATCGTGAACGCATCACCCGAGGATTACGAGAAGCTGTCCGCGGCGATAGAGGACTGCGACGGCGTGACGCAGAAGATGGCAGAGACCATGCAGGACAACCTGCCCGGGCAGCTGACCATCCTCAAATCCCAGCTCCAGGAGCTGGCCATCCAGTTCGGCGACTCCATGATGCCCATGGTGCGGAAGGCCGTGAAGGCCGTCCAGGACTTCGTGGACAGGCTGAACCACATGAGCGAGGGGCAGAGGAATGCCATCCTCAGGATCGGCGCGTTCGTCGCGGCGCTCGGGCCCTTCCTCGTCATACTCGGCACATGCATATCGAAAGCAGGCGTCGCCATGCAGGCCTTCTCCAAAGCCGGGTCGGCAGTGCTGAAGCTGAAAGCAGGGGCAGGCGGCGCATCGGGAGTCCTTGCGAAGCTCGGAGGAGCCATCGGCGGCATCTCCGCGCCAGTCGTGGCAGTCGTGGCGGCGGTCGGAGTGCTTGTGGCTGCCTTCATCCACCTGTGGAAGACCAACGACAAGTTCCGGGAGAACATCCTGGGGACGTGGGAGAGGATCAGGAGTGCCGTGGGGAGCTTCGTGAAGGGAATCGCGGAGCGGCTCGGGAAGCTCGGTATCACCTTCACATCCGTGTCAAACGTGGTCAAAAAGGTGTGGGAGGGGCTGTGCTCCATCCTCGCGCCGCTGTTCGAAGGGGCGTTTGCCAATATTGCCACAGTGCTCGAAACCGTCCTCGGCGTGCTGACGGGACTGCTCGACGTCTTCATCGGGCTGTTCACCGGCAACTGGAAGCAGGCATGGACAGGCGTGAAGGAAGTCTTCGGATCCGTATGGGACGGGATCAAAGGCATCTTCAGCACTGTCCTGGAAGCCATGAAGGGCATCGCGGAAGCAGTGCTTGGATGGTTCGGCTCCAGCTGGGAGAAGGCGTGGAGTTCCGTGTCCACGTTTTTCCAGGGCATCTGGAACGGCATCGCATCCTTCTTTACAGATGTGTGGAGCGGCATCAAGTCGGTGGTCTCCACTGCCGTGGGTGCTGTGGCAGATACGCTGTCAAAGGTGTGGATATCCATCACGTCCAAAGTGTCTTCCGTATGGACTTCCATCTCTAACACCGTATCAGGCGCCTGGGAGACGATCAAAGCCGTCGTGCAGGTCGGCATCCTGTTCATCCAGGAGCTGCTGAAGGCGGCCTTCACGCTCCTGACGCTCCCCTGGCAGTTCATCTGGCAGAACTTCGGGACGCAGATAAAGTCCGCCTGGGAGACGATAAAGAAGACCGTATCCGACGCGCTTAAGAAGATCCAGGACAGGATCAAGACCGTCTGGAACGCCATCAAGTCGTTCCTGCTGCCGATCCTGACCGCCATAAAGACGGCGATGTCCACGGCATGGAACGCCATCAAAACGGCCATCCACACCGTCCTGACTGCCGTAAAGAGCAAGGTCACGACTGTCTGGAACGCCATCAAAACGTTCCTTGCGACGGTGCTCACGGCTATCAAAACAGCTGTGTCCACGGCGTGGGAAGCGGTCAAAACAGCCATCGGGGCAAAGCTGGACGCCATTAAGACGAAGGTCACGAATGTGTGGAACAGCATAAAGACGTTCCTGGGGAACACCATGGCGGCGGTCAGGGAAAAAGCCGGAACTGCATGGAGCGGCATGAAGGATAAGATCGGCACTGTCTCGGACGGGATCAAAACGAAGGTCGGCACTGTGTTTGACAGCGTGAAGACGAAGCTTGGGAGCGTGTTCGACGGCATTAAGACCGCTGCTTCCAGCAAGTGGGAGTCGATAAAGAACGCGATCATCCGGCCCGTCGAGAACGCCAGGGACGCGGTAAAGAACGCCATTGACAGGATGCGCTCCTTCTTCAACTTCCACTGGTCCCTGCCGCATTTGAAGCTCCCCCACGTGCACATCAGCGGCCACTTCTCCCTGCGCCCTCCTTCCGTCCCGCACTTCTCCGTCTCCTGGTATAAGGAAGGCGGCATAATGACGAAGCCCACGATGTTCGGCATCAACGGCAGTTCCATCATGGCGGGCGGCGAAGCAGGGCCGGAGGCGGTCCTGCCGCTGTCGGAGTTCTACGACAGGCTGTCCTCGATGCTTGACGAGCGGCTCAACATGTCCGGCATGGAGAAGTACCTCAAGGTCATCGCGGACAACAGCATGAAAGGGATCTACCTTGAAGACGGCACCCTCGTGGGGCATCTGCTCCCGGCGATAGACAGCGGCCTGGCGAAGTACGCCATGAGGGGAGATCGGGGGAACAGGTGATTTCCTGATCCCCCGCTGACCCGTCCTGACCGCGCCCATCTACCCCGTGGGACCTGCAGTTACTGGAATGTAAAAAAGGGCTGTGCAGGCTTAGGCGCAAAAATGCCTGGCACAGCCCATGCTGAAAATTGGCGTCCGTGCGGCCTTTCAGCCGGCAGGACACTTTATTATACAACAGCGGACAGGGCAGAATGACGAACTTTTTTCCGGACAGGCAGTGAGCGTGGAAGCGGAGGAACCAGAGAAAATGGCAGAAGGAAGCATGAACAGAAGAAGCAGGAGGAGAATCAGATGAGTTCAATCGAAACCACAGACGTGTCAATCTTCACAGGAGCATTGATCAACGGGGAGCACACGCTGCGGGACTGGGGCGCGGCCATCACGAACAGCGACGTCGTAGGACTCCCGGAGCCGTCCACGGTTTTGATCGACATCCCTGGCAGGAGCGGCAGGCTTGACCTTACCGAGGCGCTGACCGGGGACGTGCCATACGGGAACAGGGAGCTGAAGCTGGAGCTCGTGTGCAGGACGGACAGGGAGAAGTGGGTAAAGACCTGCACGCATGTGTTCAACGCGGTACACGGCAAGCCCGTCCGCGTAATATTTGATGAAGACCCAGGGCACTACTATGCCGGCAGGGCATCGGTGTCCGAACCTGCAAGGCTTGCAAATGCGGGGCAGATGACGGTCACAGTCGATGCGGAGCCATACCGGTATGAAGTGGAGGAGTTTGCTGCGTCATTCACGGGCGGGGCGGGATCCATTAACGGCACCGTGGAAAACCTGCGGATGCCGACGATTCCCACAGTGGCGGTACCTAATGCCTGCACCCTGTTCCATGGCGGGAAGTCCTACAGCCTCGAAGAAGGGGAGCAGGTGCCTCCCGGCCTCGTCCTGCATCCCGGGGATAACGAGTTCTCCGTCACAGGGTCGCAGTCCATCACCTTCCGGTTCAGGAGGGGGTGCCTGTGACTTCTGCATACAACACATGAGTTGTGTATATGCACGGTATGAACACAGAAAAGCAGGGACACAGTTCAGAAGTGAAGCTGGGAGACTGGGAAACTGGGAAACAGAGAAGTTGAAACGCTGGAAAGCTTAGAGGAGGGGGATGAGAAATGTACACGATCTATCTTGACGGGGAGCTGTTTTACGACCCGCGCATACCGTCCCTCGCCATACTTGAGCCCGTGTGCGAGACGGAGGTGAACAAGACTGGCTCCATGAAGTTCACAGTGCCTGCGGCACACCCCCTCCTGTCTTCCATCCGGAAGATGTATTCGGAGTTCGCGCTCTACCAGGACGACGAGTGGCTGTTCTCGGGACGCGTCCTCTCTGACGGGGACGACTTCTACAACAACAGGACGCTGGAACTGGAAGGCGAGCTTTCCTACCTCCTCGACAGCATCCAGCGTTACCACGAGTACCACGACATATCCGTTGCAGATTACTTCAGCACGCTGATCCAAAACCACAACGCCGATGTGGACGCCAGGAAGCAGTTCACCGTGGGGAACGTCACCGTGACGGATCCCAATGACTCCCTGTACCGCTACAGCACCTATGAGGATACCTGGAAGACCATCAGCGACAGGCTTTTATCCCGCCTTGGCGGCTACATCGTGGTGCGGCACGGCCCCGGCACCCCCGGGCACCCGGGAACCCGCTATATCGACTACATTGCCGATTTTGAGGACGTCGGGCGCGTCAACACGCAGGTGATCCGATTCGGGGAGAACATCCTCGACCTCGTGAAGGAGGGGACTGCCGAGGACTTCGCCACGGTCATCGTACCACTGGGGCAGAAGCTGGAGGACTCGGAGGAGCGGCTCACCATCGCCTCCGTGAACGGTGGGAAGGACTACATCGAGGATCCTGACGCCGTGGCGCTCTATGGCCGCATCGTGAAGACCGTGGAGTACGACGACGTTACGCTCCCTGAGAACCTGTTAAGCCGCGGCAGGGAAGTCCTGGACAGCCAGAAGGTCCTGCGGACGTCCGTCACCGTGACGGCGGTCGACCTGCACCTGATGGACGTGGACATCGAGAGGTGCCGCACGGGGGACAGGATCCGCGTGGTCTCGGAGCCCCACGGCATCGACGGGTACATGGACATACTGAAGATGTCCATCGACCTGCAGCACCCGGAGAACTCGAAGATGACGCTTGGCGCGACGCAGCTTACCCTGTCTTCCGCCATGGGCCGGGGGACTGCGGCAGTCCTGACATCCCTCAGGGAGAACTTCACGGCTTTCCACCATGTGGTCACGGACAGGCTCCAGGCCACGAACGCGGAGATCGAAGCCGTCCATTCGAGGCTCACGGAGACGGAGCAGCTTGTTGCGCAGAAGGCCAGCATCACGGACCTGAACGCTACGAACGCGGACGTCGCAAACCTGCAGGCCGCGAATGCGGAAGTTGAGAGGCTTGTCGCGGAGAAAGCCGGGATCGCGGACCTCAGGGCAACGGAAGCTGACATCCGCGAACTGAAAGCCGCGTCAGCAAACATTGAGAGCCTGCTGGCAGGCAACGCCGGCGTGGGGACGCTCCAGGCGATCCACCTGACGGGCGACAACATCGTGATCGACGACGCTACCATCGCGCAGGCAGTCATGGACGACCTCATGGCAGGCAGGGTCACGGCGAAGACCATCTACACGGACTACGTGAAGATCGCGTCCAGGGACGGCGCACTGGCCATCGAGGGCTCCACCATCCAGATACGTGATGCCAACAATACAGTGCGCGTGCAGATCGGGCGCGACGGCAACGGGAACTACTCCTACTACCTGTGGGACGCTTCCGGGAACCTGATCTGGACTCCGGAAGGGATCGCCGCAGGGGGCGTGCCGGACGGGCTGATCGTGGATTCCATGGTGGCTAATGATGCCGGCATCGACGGGGCCAAGCTCAACATCCGGTCGGTGGCAAGGGAGCTGGAGGATGACGGGACGCTTAAGTTGGACGCCTCCCGCGTGGTCATGGACGACACGACCCTCGAAGCCAGCTACCGGACGCTCACGCAGAGGGTGAGCCAGGATGAGACGGACACAGCGGAACTCAGGTCTGACACGGAAGGACTGAAGTCGGATACGGCAACACTGAAAACCCAGACGCAGACCCTGCAGACGGAGTTCAGGGAAGTCCAGGGGAAGATCGAGCAGAAGGTGTGGCAGTCGGACATCACGGAAGCGGTCACGCCGCTGGGGAGCTCCATCACGGAGCTGTCGGACCAGTATTCCGCGCAGCAGCAGACCATCAACGGCATCACCACGGAGATCGGGGACATACAGTCATCCATGGAGTCGAAAGCCGATGGAAGTTCCGTCCAGTCCCTCACGGCGAGGGTCAACAGCGTGGAGGAGACCGCTGGGGGATTTTCCAGGACTGTGTCCGAGATCAGGACTGAAGTGAATAACACAGTTCGCGAGGTAGTCACGTATTACGCGCAGAACGGATCCGAGACCGTGCCGCCTCCCGATGATGACGAGGGATGGAGCACAACTATGCCGGAGCGGATCAGGGGAACCTACGTGTGGCAGAAGACCGTCACGACCTATGCCACTGGGAACACCAGGACTTCCTCCCCCGTGTGCATCTCCGGAGCTGATGGCCTGGATGGTGAGGACGGCGATGCCGGGGAAGACGCGACAACGCTGAGGGTGGACTCCACAAGGGGCCTCGTGTTCAAGAACGACTGGTACGACACGGAGCTGAGGGTGACCGTCATGCATGGCGCGAGGACGATCCTCGACCTCCAGACTCTCAGGGAGGAGTACGGGGGATCGGCGCACCTCGAATGGTTCTGGCGCAAGCAGGCCGATGAAGACTGGCATGCCATGAGCGCAGGGGACACGCACATCACGGAAGGGGGATTCGTAATGAGGGTCACCCCAGATGACGTCGACGAGCAGATCCTGTTCCAGTGCGACCTTGTGGTGTAATGGCAGTCTGCCAAGCAGCGGTCATGCAGGCTTCTACATTGGTTCAGGATAGTTGTTGTGGTTCTGAGTTATAATAGAGAGCATGCTCAGCCTTGCTCAGAACCACTTTCGTTGAATAAGGGGTATTCGAGGAAGAAAACAAGCATAGAATTTGGCACTTTCCGGGGATGTTTGGAGAATTTACTTTCTCAAGAGAACAACAAGGCAGTCTGCGATGAATGTGAGAGAAAAACCGATGCCAGTGGTTATTCCAAGATCCTTGATGGTGCCGGGATGGTCGTTTTCATAATCGAGAAAGGCGTTTTTTATTGCTGTGATTAGCCTTTCAGATGTGGATATACATCCATTGGAGCTATCAGGATATGCTGCGGTGTCGTTTTGCCTCGTTTCGATAATTGGATTGGCGTTTGTCATTTTTTCCCTTTCTGCCTGTACACAGGCGAAGCTGTTTTGCGTATGGCCGAGATACATTTTGACTCTCTAATTGATGGAGTCATTTTTGGAGATTCGTCACAAGCCTGCCGAACCGATAGAACAATAATATGCCAAAACGAGTATTTATGTCAATAGAAAAATATTTCAAAACGAGTATAAATAATTGTCGAAATAAGATATACTTTGTATGCATAGTGTGATATAATGCAATCATCGTTTTTGGAGGTGGATTATGGCGAAAAAGAAAGCGACACGTACAATCGGTAATTCAAATAGACATATTGTTATTCGGCCTTCGCTCGTTACAGAGGGGGAAAATGCGGTTCAGGAAATAATGAAAAAATACGGTGATGTACCGCTCAGCCAACTGACGGATATGGGGTCTGTCAAGCTGATGAATAATACGTGGGATAACCGGCCGAGATCCAATATTGTAAAATGGATGATGGATAAATCGGGGAAGAACGTTGAGGACCTTGCTGAAAGCATGGGTTGCACTACAACGTTCGTGAATAATAAGTTGTTCAGGGGAACCTTTTCCTTTGATGATCTGATTATTATTGCGTATATATGTGGGTTTTTAATAACAATCACAGAAAACAACCCTGATGAAAAAGAACGCCGCACCTACCAGATTGATGTGAAGGATTATTTCAGAAATTATAATACGGATATCTTGGACAGCCTGTTTGCGTACGAAGAAAAAAGAAGAAACGAGAAAAAAGCGGAGTATGATGAGCTAAAAGCTAAGCTTGAAAAGATGAAGGAAGAGTATGGCTTTGAAGACTGATTGCTCTTTTCCTGTTTTGCTGACATGTTTGAACCTTTTTAGGGGGACGAATCCCCATTTCGGGAATTTGGTAGGGATATCAATATGTGGCAAAGTGCAAGGAGATGGGCACTGGAAAGGCCTGGCAGTTTATCGCTGCCGGGTCTTTTTCATGCTATGAGAGATAGAGGAATGGAAAACAGAAGAGGAGGAGCATATGGAAGAGACATACAACGGAAGACATGGACGTAACGAGAGGCTTGGAAAAGATGAGAACAATGGCGGAAGCTCAGTCAAGATCCGCATGCATGTGGCCGCGGACAGCGGAGGGAAGGTCGTGTGGCCGGAGATCAGGGTGGGCCAGATTGAGGTAACCAGTGTAGAAGAACTGAAGGAGCTGCTGGGGGAAGGAGCAGTGATAGCGTGGTTCCTGCGGACATGGGCGGGAAGCGTCACCCCGCTCGCGGCAGACGACCCGCGCATCGAACAGGACGGCTTCCTGCTCCGGCTCAGCAGCACGGCAATCAGGAGCGGCATGAAAGCGGAATGCGCCGTGGTGGCGTGATTAGTCCATCAGCTCACAGGATTTCGATGTAAGCATCACAACAGTGTATCTCACACGATAGTGCGGGAATCACAAAAGCGTGTCTCCCCCAGGCTTGTGAGAATCACAACAGCTGATGGGCGGGACAGCATCCGTTATACATCATCAGAACAGAAGAATAGCGGCAGATGAAACAGGAGGACTATACATGTCAACAGTACTTGCAAGGGGCCAGATCGGCCTTACAGACATCACCGACGCGTACAGCGTCAGCCTGTCCGTGGACTCCTTCACCTTCCAGGGGGACACGTCGAAGGTGAAATCCACCCAGAGCTTCACCACGCAGGTTTCTGCGTTCAGGGGCGCGACACCCGTGACAGCCGCCGTGACGGTCACTACAACGCTCACGAACACCGGCCTCACCGTCACGGATGACGGGGATTCCACTTCCCCCACGCTGACCGTGCAGGCTACGACCACGCTGACCGACGCGATCCTCAGGGGCGCTGCAGTCAACGGCCAGATCCTGCTCTCGATCCTTGTGGACGGCAAGGCGACCTTCAACAAGGCCATCAACCTTTCCATCGCCCTGACCGGCGCGACAGGGGCCGGGGGATACAGCATCCTCATGGGGAACGAGGCAGTGGCCATCGCGTGCGACAAGGACGGGAAGACCAAGGCGGCGTCCACGATCACGATCCCCTTCAGCATCTACCAGGGCACGAGCCGAAAGGCGGCGACCGTCACCGCGTCCGGCCTTCCTTCCGGCATCACGGCGGGAACGAACACGGCAGGCACTACATCAGCTGACGGCTCCTTCACGCTGAACGTAGCGGCATCAAGCGACCTCGGGGGCGCGGCAAACGGCGAGATCACGCTGACCTTCAAGACGGGATCGACCACTATCGGCACGAGGAAGCTCACCTGGGCGAAGTCCATCACGGGGGCTACGGGTGCGCAGGGCGGGACCGGCCCCACCGGCCCTGGGGCCATCAACGTGGTCTGCGGGAACGAGGCGGCGTCCATCCCCTGCACGAACGGCGGGCTCGTGGCATCCGCCATGACCATCACCATCCCTTTCGCGGCATACCAGGGGACCACGCGCATCGCATGCACGCTTACCAAGCCCACGGTCCCTTCCGGGATGACTGCCGGGAACCCGACGAACGCGACCACGAGTGCAGATGGGAGCATCAGCATTACCGTGGCGGCTAACGGGACGCTTGGAAACGCGGCAACCATGTCCGGGGAGTTCAACCTCGTGTTCACGGCGGGAGGCCAGACCATCACGAAGAAGTTCTCCTGGGCGAAGGTGCCGAAGGGGGATACTGGGGATGACGGGGAGGACGCCATCACCATCGTGATCATCCCCTCCGGTGGCACCGTGTTCAAGAACAGTACGGGGTCCAAGACCCTGACTGCGCACGTGTTCCGGGGGAACGCGGAGCTTACAAGCGCACAGGTCACCGCCCTGGGGGCGGTCAACTGGTATAAGGGGGCGGGCAGCACCACGCCCATCACGAACGGCACGGGCACGCTCACCATCACCGTGAACGCTTCGGACGTCAACGAGTCCGAAACCTACGAGGCGAGGCTGGAGGCGTAATAAAGCCAGATACCGCTGTGGGCATCTGGTGCTGTGCATAGCGATGCCGTGGATAACGGCGTTGTTGGAGGTATCGTACTGTGGAAATCTGACCGGGGAAGGCCGGAGAATGGCGGGGAGGATTGGAGGCGGCTGTGGGCGGCCGGGAGAATACGGGATGCGGGGGATTTGGATTTGACGAAGAAGACAGCAGGTGTTATAGTAAGAGCATGAAAAAAGTGCTGCCGATAGACGGTCAGCCCAAATAGTATAAGATCACAGAGTGACCGCTATCCGTGGCTGGGGGCGGTCATTTCTGTGTCTTGGGGTCCGAATCTCTCCGGGCCTTATCTTTGCCGATACTGTAACCGGCCATAAAGCAGGCAAGGCCAAAGCCCAGCACTGTTATCAGGTCAATCACGCTCATAGCTCAGCCCTCCTTTCGTGTAGATTCCTTTTCCCGGCTTTCCACATCTCCCGGCATTCCCCTTCCGAGTCCACGCCATTCAATGCATCGTTCCGGTTCCGGTTATCTGATCGGAGGGTCACAGTCCCTCCGTATAACCCTTCCAGGATTATTCTTTTCAGAATACCCCTTCCGGGCGCTCGTGAGGGCTGATCCGTCCACCGTTTATGGCAGCACCACGTGATTATACCAAACCTGCTGCTGGATGACCAGAGAGAATAAAGTTCAGCAACTATTTGCCAGCCTCCGCGCTGGCTTTTTTGATGCAGCAACCGTTCCCCGCCTGCACCATCAGTGTGGGAATGCAAGGATGGAAGGATGCAAGGATGGAAGGACGCAGGGATGGAAGGATGCAGGGACATACAGAGGATGAGATGAACGAGGAGGCGCGTGAATGAACTATACAGCGGGCAGGAACCTGTATTCATTAAGCAAGGGCGTGGACGGCTTCATAGCTTCTAACGGCAAGTCCATCTCAACGATGAACGCCACGAACCGTGAGCATACAAGCGGCTTCATACCTGTTACGGGGATGGGGACAGTCACGCTCCGGACATGGGTGCCGTCAGGAGCGTCTGCGCAGGGGTGGCTCGGCTACGCATTTTACACAGGGGAGGACATGTCCACCGTGGTTGGGAGCCGTCCGTCAAAGTACGGGGATGCCGGCACTACGATTGCATACACGGCCATTGCAGTCCCGGCCACAGCCAATTTCATGCGCGTGTCCTTCCGACGGCTTTCAGCAAGTGCCGCAGATGCGGCGACAGTGAAAGCGGAGTTCGGATCCACGGCAACGGACTGGCGTCCCGCGCCTGAGGATGCGGACGGAAGCTTTCAGTATAACGTGCTCACCAGGGCTTCACTGACACTCACCCACGTGCGCGACGTGGACTCCGTGACAAGATACTACAAGCTCCAGGCGTCCACGGCGTCGGCTCCCTCGAAGCCGACAACGGCCACCCCATCGGGCTGGGTGACTACGGAACCGTCGTACACGGAAGGATCCACGAACTCCCTCTACATCGTGGACAAGACCACGCTGTCCGACGGGACGTTCTCATACTCCGCAGTGTCCCTGTCAAGCTCCTACGAGGCCGCGAAGGCCGCTTACAACAAGTCTGTGGCTGCCCAGCAGGCAGCCGAGGCTGCACAGGGCACTGCAAATACGGTCCAGGAGAACCTGGACAACCTGTCCATTGGCGGCAGGAATTACCTGCGCGTGAGCCCGAAGTCATACACGCCGGGGAACTACAACGCATACGACCTGGTGCTGACGGAACCCCTCATCGCCGGCCAGTCGTACACCCTGCAGCTCTGGGACGTGGACGTCTCCCACACTGGGAAGACTGCCGCGCAGACCGGCATCAACATCTACTACTGCGGCGGCTCCGTGACCTTCGGCGGCTGGACGGGGACGAACCACTTCACGGACGGCCATGCGGACCACCTGTCCTTCACCTTCACGCCGACGGAAGCCAACGTGGGCCACTCGAACGTCACGTCAGCCGCCATCAAGTTCATACGCCTCTACAACTCCGTACCTGCCGCCGACGGGACGCGGTTCATGTCGATAGGAAAGTGGAAGCTGGAGAAGGGAAACAGGGGATCCGACTGGACGCCGGCGCCCGAGGACGGGGGAGCCGCCATCGACTCGCGGCTCTACACAGGCCTCATCGGCTCGGCGAACACGGCTGCCGACGCATCCTTCTACTTCGCGAAGGTTCATCCCACGAACTACACCGTGCAGTGGATGGCTTCCCTCCGGATCTTCGTGACGTCCCCTGAAGCCTACATGCAGACCGTGGACATCTCCCTCGGGGGCTACGGCAGCACGTTCGCCAGCTACAATGCCTACACCGTGCGCAATTCCGCGCTCGGCTTCTACTACGTGAACCTCTACAGGGCGACGCAGGCGGGCATCAACACGAACA